TCCGTCATTTCGGTAAGGCAGTCCCGTGACCACAAGACCTTACCGAAATGACGAGAAAAGCCGCCGTAACAGGGCGAAGCCAACCGGGATCTATAAATCTTTTTGTTTGAAAGATGGAACTTTTAAACCAAAAGGTATGCTCTGTATGGGTCTCGAACCCATGACCTTGGCGTTGCAAACAAACATGTAACTGTTCATAGTATATCGTATTGATATAAGCACCACGCTCTAACCAACTGAGCTAACAGAGCGAGTGATGGAGATGGGGTTTGAACCCATGCGTGCGAACACAGCAGTTCTTAAGACTGCCCCCTTGGACCAACTCAGGCACTCCACCATATAACATATGTCACAAATCTCTAACTTATTTTGAAAAGTTTTTTTGAATACCACTAGATACAAATTTATAAAAGTTTTTTGAATACCACTAGATACAAATTTATAAAAGTTTTTTGAATACCACTAGATATAACTTCTTATAATGTTCTCAACTTTTCATAAAAAGTTTTTTGAAAAATATTTTTTTTAAACTTGACAACTTCTAACAAGATCTTATATGATATGAAAAAGTTTTTGGTCTCAACTAGGTACTTGTAACTGACAATTTATAAAAAGTTTTTGGATATCACTAGATACAAAATCTTATATGGTATGAAAAAGTTTTTGAAAAAAAATATATACCTAGTAAAAATTTTCAACTTCTAACAATGTTCTAATTTTTTTGAAAAAGTTTTTGAAAAAAATATTTTTACAATTTTTGGTTATATAAAATTTTTTGGGAAAAAGTTTTTTGGATATAACTAGATACAAGATCTTATATGGTAAAAAAATATTTTGAAGTTGTAACAAGATATCTCATATGAAAAAATATTTTTTTAAACTTGACAACTTCTAACAAGATCTTAAATTTTTTAAAAAAAATATTTTTAAAAATTTTGGATATCTAGTAACTTGAAAACTTTTAACAAATGTTCTAAAATTTTTTGAAAAGTTTTTGGAAATTCAATATTTTGGAAAAAGTTTTTGGGAAAAAGTTTTTGGAAATTTTTCAATCTTGTCAAGTTTTAAAAGTATCAAACTTGTTATACAAAGATTCAAACTTATCAAAAATAATTTTATATCGGGTTGAACCATATTAGTATCTAGTAAATAATTTTTATAATTTATTAAATTATAAAAACTTTTTGGAAATGGAAGAATGTCCTATATTTTTTGTAGTTAAAAAATTATCAGATTGATAATTTAGTTTTTATTTAGGTGAAAGACTTGTTACAACTGTAGTGGTAACATGATGATGACTATGGGGCTTCTGATGGGACGGATGATGACTATGGGGCTTATGTTGGGACGAATGATGACTATGGGGCTGCTGATGGGGCATTTTAATTTATATTTATTTTTTTTTTACAAACAAATCTATCTACTCATCCTCAAACTCCTCCTCCTCGGCTTCGGCTAATATCTTGCGGAGACGGGCTTGGAGATCACCATCTTCTTCCTCCTCTTCCTCGGGCTCTTCCTCCTCAAACTCACTGGCATCACGGAGCATCTTGGCACGAACACCACCAGGAGAGTCAGGCTCCTCCAACTCTTCCTCTTCCTCTTCAAACTCCTCCTCAAGTGGCGGAGGTGGAGGAGGGGGTGGAGCAGCCTTCTTCTTAGTGGAAGCCTTCTTCTTGGCAGGCTCCTTGGGAGCAGAGGGGGTGTCAGAATCGCGAGCCTCTTTGAGCCGCTCCTTCAACTGAGCAACAGTACCCTCAGAGTCAAGACCGCGCTCTTCACACTCAGCCACCAACTCGGGCTTCTTCATCTTGCTCAACGCCATGGGCTTCTTGACCTCGACATCTTTAGGCTCCTTGGGCTTGGAAGCCTTCTTCTTCTTGGGGACCTCAGGGACCTCGGGCTCCTCCAAATCAACTTGAAACTGCTTCGTAGGTACCATTGTCTCAAAACTACTCTTGCCACAATAACGAGACTTCATCTCCTCGAAATCAAGGTTGTAATCACTCGCAACCTGACGGAGAATCTTAGCCACGAAACGATCGCCAATAGCAGCAAAGAGAGCCATGTGTCGCTCGCTCTTTTTACTTATACTTTATTTTTTGTTTGAGTAAGTTTGACACACGTTTTTTGGGTTGTGGTGTTTAAAAAAAATATCGTTTATAAATATAATGAACCCAGCTATTATTATATTAGTTTTTCTATTTATTATAATGTGTGGTGGAGCTGCCTATTATTTTTTGTTTTACAAAAAAAAACACAGTCCCAGTCCCAGTCCCAGTCCCAGTCTCAGTACTCTTTTACAAAGTGGTCAAGCTATTCAGGTTAGCGAAGTTGATTTAGCAACTAACCCTACATTTACACCACCAACTGAACTTAATTCAACTGTTACTTATTCAATGTCAATGGATATAAATATAGTAAATGAAGTAGCAACCTGGTATTCTATGTTAGATAATAGTAAAGCCGGTACTTATGTCCCTATTGGAACTACAAACAGAAGGCCAACTGTAATTATTTCAGGAGAAGATTGGCCTGGTGGAGCTAGTAATATACACATTGTTCACTCATCTACAGACGGAGCTAACGATAATATTATAACAAAATTTCAAGCAACTCCCGGAGTCTATTTCAACTTGACATTTGTGGTTGACAGTGGAAAATTAAAGACGTATATCAACGGAGTAGCCGACGATTTTGGTGAAGTCTCAGCAGCGTTCACGTGGTCAACTAGTGAGAATGAATGGACGTGGAATCCGGACAAACGCCCGGATTCAATAAAGGTTAAGAATGTATACTGGTTTAACAAGGCGTTGACACCTTCTGAAGTAGAACTTATTGGTAAAAAACAAACATCCGGAACATCGACATACGAACTACCACCTTCTGAAGTAGAACCAGAACCTTATTCATTAATGTGAAACATGTTTTTGATACTAGGAAGTTTTAAAAATCAAATTGATTTACATCGTTTTTTGAATTGCAATTTGCGTGATTCCAAACAGATTGATATTCATGAACAATCTTTAAAATCTTTTTTTCGTGTCTCTGTAAGTTTTCTAATTCAATACGAACGTGTCTCTTGTTTGCGTAAATGAATCCTTTGTCCTTCTTTTTAGATTTAGCTTCGTGCTTTTTGCGAAATTGTGGTTCCTTTTCCATTCTTATTAAAAAAACTTTCTATTATGTCATTATAAGTATCGCAATCGTAACCCTTAATTACAGGACCTGTCAACTAAGTCAGTTTTCTGTCATGTAATTCAAATTCTATGTCAATTTGACAATTGCACGAACCATTGGGTAAAATCCATCACCAAATGTAGATTCATACGAGTCAAAGTACATAGTCACAATTTTCTTCATTCTTGAATTACTATTTTATTTATTTGGTGAAAAACTCTTGGAATGTTTTGAAAATATAGAATTTAGTACAGATAAACTTTTTGGTGAAACAGGTTCTTTATTAACAAGTTTAACTAATATAATAGACTGTGTTGGAGTAAGTGCATTCATTCGACTAATAGTAGACATATTTATATAGAATTTATTTTTTTTATCTAGAAAGAATTCGTACAAATCTAAATGCTTGAAGTATACGAATATGTTCTTTTGATGTTATAGGATCGGGCCATGTACCCCATATTGATTTGTAAGCTATACACTCTTTGATAACTTCGAAAGCTGTTTCAGGTTTCATTTTAATAAACTATTGTTTCAATTTTTTATATTATACATTTGTTCAATGTAAACTCCATTGTCATAAAAGTTTATATGATGAACCGTATCTTGTTTGAATTTATCTATTGCAAGTTTACGCGCTTCATAAATTGTGTTTGCTTCCAAAATATATACACTTTTATCAGAAAATTCATTACAAATTTGACAGAGAATCATTAAAAATGTTGTTATATATAAATGGAATATTTTATATCAGGACCTGGGAATGGGGCTATAAACAATGGCATGCGTAATAATGCCAAGAAACTAGTTGAAAACACTGTACTTAACACATACTTTAACAATGCTTTAACATAAAGAATACATGATACAAGTAGTAAATGAGAGTCTGTGTTCTCGGTTCAAATGGTTTTATAGGAAGTAATCTTTTGAAGATTGATCCAAATTGGGTTGGTGTCACTAGAAAACAACTTGATTTAACAATACAAAAAGATGTTGACAAGTTTTTTGAAAACAATACTTTTGATGTTGTTGTACATTGTGCAGTTATTGGTGGGAGTAGATTGCATAAAGATGAAAGTGAAGTTTTTCACAAAAACTTGTTGATGTTTGAAAATGTTGTTAGACATCTTTCCAAGTTTCAAAAGTTGATTTATTTTTCAAGTGGTGCTGCAAGAAGAGGTAATCCTCCGAGTGACCCATATGGGTTTTCAAAGTGGTTGATTGACAAACGAATTGAAAATTTACCAAATGTTTATTCCCTGTGTATATGGGGATGTTACGGCCCGGGACAACCTGACACTCGATTCACAGCTGCATGCGAGAATCATGGACATGTTGTTATTGAACAGGATAGGTATTTTGATTTTGTTAATGTTGAAAAGGTTAAAAAAATCGTCGAAGAATACATTGTAAAAGGTGGACAAAAGTTTTGTAATTTAGTTGATATAGAACCGCTTGACGAAAAGTTGAAATTATCCGAATGGGCTACAAGATTTGGAGCAACTTTTACTATTAAAAAAGATGGTCTTGGCGAACCTTACTGTGCTTAGAAGAATAAGATACTGATACACTAATGAAAACTGTTCTTGTATTTGGAGGAACTGGTTCTATTGGAAGTTTTCTCGTTAAAAAGTTTAGTGATGAAGTACATGTTATAGCACCTCCAAAAAATTTTGAATGTAATGAAATTCCTAGTGTTGATGCAGTCATATGGTGCCAAGGTGTCAATAAAAATGATTCAATACACAACCTTGAATATGACGACTATATAAATGTTATCGATGTAAACTTGAATTTCATTACAAAAACGCTTAATTATTTAATAAAAAATAATAAATTAAACAAGGGTTCAAGGTGTCTCGTGATAAGTTCTATCTGGCAAGAATATTCGAGAAGCTGTAAATTTTCATATACAGTTTCAAAGGCTGCTATAGGTGGACTAGTTAGAAGCTGTTCAATAGATTTAGGAAAAGATATTTTTATTAATGCACTTTTACCTGGTCCAATTGATAATGAGATGACTCGTTCTAATTTATCAGATGAACAGATGAAAAAACTTTTAGGTTTTGTGAATTTAGAAGATATATGGCAATTATCAAGGTATCTTTGTCTACACAATACGTCTACAAATGGTCAATCAATTAAAATTGACCTTGGATTTTCTGTATGTAAGATGTGATTTTCTCACATACATCTCTAGTAACTTCTTTTTTAACTATATCAAAGTTACCAGGTTCATTTGGTACTATGAAATTTATATTATCAACACACGCCTTTTTATCAGAAAGTAAAATAGTTTTTATTTGAGACGTGTCAATGGTATCAATTGGAACCAACAAATCTGAACAGAGTCTTTCAAATTTAGAGTCTGAATAATTAAATAAACTGTTTTCTATTAACATACCGTAAACAACAGCTATACCATGTGGTATAGAATAATCAGTCATGACTTCAAGCGCGTGACCAACTGTGTGACCATAGTTGAGTATTTTTCGAATATTTTCATCGAAAAGGTCAATATCAATAACAGATCTTTTTATAAGAAGAGACAATTTGATAAGAGACGTAATATCATTTTTGTACTTTTCATATAGACCCAGTGAATTTCCAATCATACATAATTTAAGAATTTCACCAAGTCCCGATTTTACATCAGACTCGGTAAGCGTTTCTAAAAAACCTATATGTATGTAAACTATACTAGGAGAATAAAAAGTTCCAATTTTATTTTTTACATTTGTATTTAGACTTGTTTTACTTCCTATGCAGCTATCAGACATGGCCAATAATGTTGTTGGAAAGTAAATCCACTTAATTCCTCTATTATATATACTACTCATAAAAGACCCAATATCTTGTACAAGACCTCCTCCTATTACAACGACTCTTTGTATGTTTTTACCATTTATAAACTTTATTATATCCATGACAGTCTCTATGCATTTATTATCCTCTTTAGCATTTATAGGATATACAAGGTCGTGATATTCTACATGTTGAATAAGCTTTTTATCAATTATGACAAGATCACCTGGTTGAATATAACTATCAACTGAATTATTTATAAAACACACATTGTATTTCTGTACGGGTAAAACATCCTTTTTCAAATCTTCAATATTAAATGAAACATGTTGACCCTGTAAGATGAATGATTTCCACACACGTGATTGAGCCAGAGTTATACGAGATTCTAAAGAGTGTGTTAACTCAGAATACTTTGAGTGTAGATATTTTGTCCACTCGAGTTCAAATTCATGCGAACTTTTTATAACTTCATCATAAACATTGAATATTTCTTCATCCAACTTGATAATTATGTACCGCGTCTCAATATAATCAAGAAGACCTTTTGAATACAAGTGATGAATAAACTCTTTTGATTTTTTACTTATTGCTCCACCCATATATGTTGACCTATTTGTCTTTTTTATTTTAGAAAATGTCTTTTCAAGCCTCTTTAAATTTTCGTTAGAGTCAATCAAATCTCTACTCTGTTCCATAGAACCAGCTAAATCAACACGACCTATTACAAAATAATCAATTTCTCCCAAGTACTGTGAAGACAAAATCATGTCAATATTGTCAATTGCTGTTATAGTTTCGATATTTATCCCCTTGCCTACTTTTAAATTTCTAGTACTCTGGATATACTTTTCAAATGCATATTTTGTCTCAATCATAGGACCCACAATTGAATCACAGCACAAGTCAATAGAAGATTTTATGTCAGTTTTTGCTTCAGATCCTCCAACTTTTATGGCAAGTTTTATTCCGAGACTTGATGTAATTTCTCGTAGCTTTATCATGTCATTAAAGTTGGCACCTTCATCTTCAAATGATGTTTTTATACCTACACAATTATATCGGTCCCTGAGTTTTTTAACAGTTGACTTTAATGTACAATTATTCGGATACTTAATCATTATTATATTAATTATTATTACTTTATACTTTAAACGTGTTATTACACAACACATCCCTTTCTAAAAACGGAAACATGTCTTCATATGGTAAATTTTTAAATGTTCCATCAGACATTGGTCTATTTGAAATTTTGGGAATTCGTTCTTGCACAGAACATACCACTTCGACTATAGCTGGTCCCTTGAGTGTAGTGTAATCAACATTAGTTGACGAGTACCATGGAATACCGTAAACATCGGCAACCTTTTTAATGTCAGGAAATTCTATACCAGATTCTGAAGTCGTTCCAAACTTTCTTTTGAATACAGTCTCCTGTGTAATTTGAATTGCACCGTATCCTCCATTGTTATAATACATTATGACAACTGGTAAATTATATGTTTTAATAGTTTGTAATTCTTGTAAATTTAGCTGAAAAGACCCATCTCCTACAAACGAAAAAACAGTTTTTCCATGTAGAGCTGCTCCCGTTGCAACCGGGACTTCGTATCCCATATCACCATGACTACTCGTTACAAAAGTATCACCCGATTTATATTTGAACATATGAAATACTATACAGTATAAGGACCCAGATGATGCCACTATAACACTATTATCAGGCTTTGTGTCAAAAAAGTGTTTTGTTATAGGATATGGATTGTCCAACTGCGTTCTAGGTAATTCACAACTCCATTTTTCCCTCCATTGACTCGTACGAATTAGCCATTCTGGATCTATATGCAAGTCTGGAAGTTTTTGTTTGAAAAATGTTTTTAAATCCATTTTAATATTTAGACTAGTCTGTTTTTCTGTTAAGAATTCACTTTCGTCTATATCAATGTATACTATTTTACAATTTGGAGCAAATATATCACGGTTATATCCAGTTATACTCTTAGACAGACGACATCCGAGACAAATAAGAACATCACAGTTTTGAATTGCAAAATTTCCGGAGCGGTTTCCTATTATACCAACTTTGCCAATATACTTGTCATTAAGATCTACACCGAAAAAGGATACAACAAAGGGAATATTATGAGTTTCTAAAAAGGTGTTGAAAATTTCTCGGCACTTTGAAGTTTTTATTCCATTCCCGGCAAGAATAAGAGGTCTGGAAGCACTTGACCAAATGTTTAAAAAATCATCAGATAGACATGTTTCAAATGAAACAAGTGGTGGTAAAAACTTTGAAATTGATTCTTTAAATTCCATAGCTTGAACATCTACAGGAATAGATAGCCATACCGGACCAAGACGCCCATTCGTTAAATTATAAATACATTCGTCTAAAATATTTTTTGTCTCTGAAGGATCCCATAGTTCATGTGAAAATTTTGTAATTGAAGAAACCATTGATATAATATCAACATCAGAACCAAAGTACCCGCGAATTGTTTTACCTTTTGATTTAAACATTCTGATGTTGAAATCCTTGTGGACTTGTCCGCTTATGAAAAAAACAGGTACACTATCTTGATATGCAATAAGACATGGAGTTATCGCATTTGTTGCTCCACACCCCGACGTCACACAGCATATAGAAGGTTGATACCCAATGCTTGAGTATCCTAGAGCAGAATAACCAGCTGGATTTTCTCCATGTGTGTAAACTATATTCATTTGTTGTCCAAATGAATCATTCAAATGCATTGCAAACCCACCGGTAACCGAAAAACACTGATTGATTCCATGGTCTAAAAGATACAGGGTTACAAACTCAGAAACCTTCATTAAAGAAATAGAGTTAATTGTCTTTAAATGACAAGACTTTGTTTTTGTGGTAATAAAGAAACTAAACAACTTGTAGTATTACCAATAGTAACTTTTGACGGGTATCCAATTTCAAAAAGTAACAAACTTTCAATAGTTAAATGTTCTAATCCTAGATGTGGGTTTATATTTAATAATGAATCTTCAACGCAAGAAGATTTTAACAAGTACTATGAAAGTAACAACATGTACTTTTTTAAAAGAGACAAAGTTTCAGATATAGTTCAACAAACATTTCAAGTTTTAGAACATTTCATAACAAAAGAATCAATTGTACTTGATATAGGTTGTGGTAGTGGAGAACTGTTATTACATTTAAAAAATAAAGGATACCATTCTTTCGGATTGGACACTTCGAAAGATTGTACCCAGAATCTTATTGAAAATGGAATACAAATGTATACCGGTGATGTTTTTAAAAATAATATTGATAAAAAATTTGATGTTGTTGTACTTAGTCACGTTGTCGAACATATATACGATTTGGAAAACTTGCCAAATGTACTAGAAAGATACCTTAAACCTGATGGAATTTTATATATAGAGGTACCTGACAGTGACATGTATTACAGAGACGAACAACAACCACCTTTTCAAGAGTACAATACCGAACATATAAATCACTTTAATGAAATGTCTCTTACTCAGTTGTTTATGACATACAAACTTGTTTTATCGAATAAAAAAATATTAAATCCCGATAATTACGGTGCAATATATGGAATTTTTAAAAAAAGAAATTTTCAAGATGAATATAATTCAAAATATATTGAAAAGTCTAGTCTCGGATTAGAAAAGTACAAGGGTCACAATTGCACAATATGGGGTGTCGGTGAATTTGCATATAAACTACTGGTGATGAACAATGTAAAAAGTTTAGTAGATGATAACATTTCTAAAATTGGTAAAAGTATAAAAGGTTTACCAGTAATGTCACGAACAGATTTTGATTACAATTCAGATATTTTAGTATCAAACAATAAAATAAAATCTAAATTATTCTTCTATGTTTTTGATCTTGATGGGACACTAATTGATTCTGAAAGATTGCACTACAACGCTCTCGGATGGGATATTTCATTTGAAGAATATGAAAATTTATTAAACACAACTGGTATTCAACTTGACCCGGAAACTCGTAGACTAAAAAATGAAAGAATGGTATACAAAGGAGTTAATTGGATACCAGGTGCCGAAGAACTTGTAGACTATATACATGAAAATAATTTTAATCACGTTGTTGTTACAAATTCTAGTAAAGACACAGTTGAAAAGTTCAAAGAACAATTACCAGGCTTACGAAAATTAAAAAATTGGATAACGCGTGAAGATTATGAAAAACCAAAACCAGACCCAGAATGTTATCTTCTTGCAATGAAAAAGTTTTATAAAAATGAAAAGGTATTTGGCTTTGAAAACACTCTACTTGGTAAACAATCTCTATCAAGTATAACAGAAAATATTTATATGATATCACAAACATCTACATTTAAAGATTTTAAACACTCGCGTATTATATGAAGTTGACGTATACAGTTCAAGTTTGTAACGAGTCACGTGAACTTTATTCCCTTGTAAACTTTTTATTAAAGGTCAAAGACCCCGAAGATGATATAAATGTTGTAGTTGATTCTCTTCATACAACTGATAAAGTTAAAATGGTTCTTGATAAATTCAAGAATGAGATAAATATTTATGAAAGACCATTTGATAATTTTTGTGATAATAGTAATTTTCATTGGGAAATGGCTAAAGGTGAATATATTTTTGGTCTAGATACAGATGAAATGCCCCAAGAAAGTTTAATAAAGGGTCTCAAGAAACTCTTGACCGAAAATGATATTGATATTCTGTTAATACCACGTATAAATATTCATCCAGGAGCCACACAAGAGTTTACAACAAAAATGGGTTTCAACGTAAATAAATTTGGATGGATTAATTGGCCAGATTATCAGGGACGTATATCTAAAAATATACCTAATATCAGGTGGACAACTGAACTTCATACAAAGTTGACAGGAGGTGAAAAGGTTCATGCTCTCGCCGCTGAACCAGAACTCGCTTTGTGGCACATTAAATCAGTTGAAAAACAAGAATGTCGTTGGGTGAATAACGACATTGCAAGTCCTAAGACGGACAATTTATATGATGTATTAATGTAATTATTTACACTTTTTACTATCAGACACCATTACTAGCTTTTCTACATCTATAAACTCCATAACGCAATTGTCGTAGAGCACCTTGATCTTCTGCAGCGACTCATTCGTGTAGTTTATCAAGTTTTTCGCCATCACCTCAAACTCGGACACGGTAACCACCTTGTTAATGACTTGCGCGAATAAATCCTT